CAGTGAATTAAAGTCGGGATTACCGGCCATTTTAATATCTCCTGTGTGTTAGATGTTGAGTGTCTTTTTAGCTTGTTCAAAAGCTTCAAAGACTGACGTTGGTTTTGCAGGTTTTGGTGCAACTGAAGTCTTGTTGGCAGAGCCACCAGACACCACTGCTGCTGAACGCTTTGCTTCAACTCTGGACTGCTCATCCATTAGTTTCTTCTGAGCCTCGGAAGCTTTAGAATAAACTTTATCAAAGGTAATCTGTTTAAAGACTGCCTCTAAATCGGTAGAGCCTGTTGCCAGGGCCTTAGCTACTACTTCATCAGCATTGAAGTCATCACCGTACTTGCTTTGCAAAGAATCTATAGTTCTTGTTAACTCATCCATAGCCTTCTGTTGTTCGAAAGCTGCGATGCGTTGTTCTAAACTACGGAGGTGTTTTTCAGCTGGGTCTAACCACTCTTCCTCAACCTGCTGGTCTTGGCTTGGAGCGTTTACACCGTAATGCTTCTGTAACGCCTGCAAGGTGCCTACAGGGTCACTTTGCAGGGATTCTGCTAATGACGCTGCAAACTGTACTTGCTTTCTTTGTTCGCTAAGTTCCTGTGTCTTACGGGTATAATCCGCTTGACGCTGGTACCCAGCTAAAGCCTCCTTAATTGGAACTACAACTTCTTCTCCATCTACTTGGAGTTTGATGACTTTGTCAGCAATCTCTGTATAGTCAAAGAGTTCTAATTCTTATTCCTTGGTATTTTGCATACCTCTCTATTATAGAATAGAAAAGTATTACATCTTTTTATTTTACTGTCCGCCCAATAATGCTTGAATTATTTCGGGAGGAAGACTTTGTATGCTGCCAGGTTGTGCACCTACACCAGGTTGTCCGCCTGGTCCTTGAATTGGACCTCCTGGAATTAAACCAGGTGGTAATTCTGTTGGCATTTGTTCTGGCATTGGAGCTGGTCCAAGTTCTTGTGGCATTGGCATTCCGCCTGCTCCTGGAGGAAGTGGTGCTTCTTCCATTGCTGGCTGAGTTAAGAATGAGCCTGGGTCTTTAACGCCAAAACCCTGTTGTAATACATATTCTGCTAATCTGCCAAGGTTTACTAAGCCTGCTTGTGCAAATGGTTGCATTGCGGAAACCATCTGTAGAGCCATGTCTCTGCGGAAAGCTTCATTTCTTGGAGCTGTAGAACCAGCCTCAACTGTAAAGTCAAATTCACCAGAGATGTAATCTTTATCAAATGTTAACCATACTGGTGCAGATTCAGTACCTATAATTCTTACAGTCTGCTCACCAGTCATAAACTGTTGGGCTAGCATAATAAGATTAGAAGCACATGCTGCTATTCCATTTTCAATAGATACAAGCTTTTCAGCCACTCTAGCATTACCAGCTTCAGCAATGATTGCAGCTTCACGGGCAGTTCTTGTGGTCTCTGGGATTGCACCACGCTGGTATTCAGATACACCAGAAACTCTGTCAATGTCACCTTGAATTAAAGCAGACTGATTATAAAATTCTGGTGGGTTAATTAACGCCGGCATCGGTACAACAACGTTATTTAAATTCTCTCCAGACTTAACTGGAACGATAACGTTATCTTCATCTGATGCTAGGGCCTGACGACCATCATCATCAAATGCTGATTCCTGGAACAACCACTTACGGCTGTAACGCTTTCTATGCAACATCATTTGTGTACGAGTTTCGTTTAATTCGTACTGTAATGGCTCGATAGCTTCAAGCTCACCCATTGGGTAGAAGAAACCAGGAACCTCATAGTTGCGCAACATAAAGAACGGATGACCAAATGCATATGGCATTTTAATTGGTTTAATTAAGAATTTGTCTCCACCTGAATCAGAAAATACGCTCATCTCACCAGTGTCAACATTGTAATATTCATAAATATCGCAATAAGCTTCATCTGGATTAGAGCCAGCATCTACTCTATATCCTTTATCCATGTTTGCATATTTTTGATAAGATGATGGACTAAGTTCTTTTCTTGCGGCGGCATCATAACGCTTGTCATTCTTTGCATCTTTTAATGGACGACGTGTGCGTTGTGCAACCCAACGTGCATCATCCATATTTGTTGCATCTGGGTCAACAAACATTTCGAACGGGTCAACACGCTCTAAGAATGGACGGTCTTCTCTAATAATTAATTGAGATTCAACATCATCTGCTGGTCTAAGTTCTGCTGCTTCATCAGCTGAATATTCAATATCATTTAGTTTTTCTTCTTCAATAAAACGATAACCAGTTTTAACCCAACCATGACCAATAATCAAATAATCTTTTACTGCTCTTTGAAACTCTGGTTGACAGTTATAATGCTGCCACCAATAGTTAATAATAGATTCAGTTAAAATTGCTTTTTCGCCATCTTCTGGTCTACGTGGATTAACATTAATTTTTGGACGACCAATAGAAACAGCTGGTGCTAAAGTATTAATGGTTGAAAAAGAAATATTAACTAAAAGTCTGTCACCAACAGCTTGACCACGATACTGACGACCACGGTATAAGTTAATTAAACGCTGCCATAATTGGTCATAGTTTTCATTTGCACGCCATTTTTTAGCGTAATCAATATTTCCTCTATAAGTTGCTAGCTTGTTAGCATTAGACTCTCTAGCCATTTATTTTCTCTTTCCCTTAACAAGTCCTTCGCCTATGGCTGCTAATCTGCAAAGACCATTTGGTTCTGCTTGCTGTACAATGATGTGGCATCCTTTCATTTCAGGACACCAAAAAGCGCAATTAGAACACTTTACACCTATTTTAGCATTTTCATTCTTTGATGCTGGCACATACCCAACCCAAATACCATTATCATCGTTATCAGCTAGTTTACCATACTCTTCAACTATTTCAAACATTGATTCAACATACTTAGATTCTGCTGGAGCAAGTTTGATAATAGGATTAGTTACACCTTCAGGCAGTTCTTCTTCTTCGCCTTCTTCTTTTTCGTACTCTTCTCCATTACCGTTACCAAACTTGATAGCAATTTCAAATGCTTGGCCTAATGGTGAATCTTTTTCTTTCATTAGCAGTCCCACTTTCTTAGAGCCAAAGCTTTACGAGTTGGCCTTCCCTTAGAATCTTTCATTGGACCAGGCATTCCGCCCATACGCGCACAGAATGACTTTCTTCTTGCTGCAGCTTTTGGTGACTTTTTAGCCTGCTTAGCAGACACTGGTGGCTTTAGATTCATGCCCTGGGCTTTTGCTGATGCACGACCCTTAGCATTCAATCCACCTGAAGGGTTCTTTCCTTCTTTACGCTGCCATGCAGGAGTCTTAGCCATTATTTACCTTTTGCTGCTCTCATGTTGTCAATTAAATTTGGATATGGTCTACCAGCTTTTTTAGCTGCAGCTTTTGCTTTAGCTTTTTGTGCTGGTGTCAACTTCTTTGGTTTACCCAAAGACTTTGGACGAGCCTTCTCCCATACTGGCTTACTTTTTTTTGCGGCCATTTTTCTTCTTCTTTCTAGGAATGTAATTCTTAGTTGTTGTAGAAGGAACCGATGGATACTTTGGATTAGCGGCCACCACGACCCTTATAACCACGCTGTTCCATCATTTCATAGGCTTCCATCTTCTTCATGCTTGGAGCCTTTGACTTCTTAGCAACTTTCTTAGCAACTTTTTTAGCTGGTTTCTTTTTCATATTATGTCTTCTTTCTTAGTTTAAATTTTAATTATTTAGCGCTTGCGTACATTCCGACTTGAATCGTGATTGTACCTACTGCAGACACAAAAGTTGTTGGGTTAGCAAAATAAACACCAAACTCTGCTAAACCAGCAATGTTGCCTCTAAAGTTATGATAATACGCTGATGGTGTTGCACCAGTCACAGATTCAATTTGTGATGTCAATGAAGAATCTTCTGCATCGTTTAATGACCACAATGCTGGTGAATTTTGGTCTGCACCTGCACCAGCCCAGAATGAAATACTTCCAATCCAACCAGTAGGTGCCGAAACAGTTATTGCTATTGTGTCATAACCAGCACAATTCATTGGAAACCAGTCAGCTGGATAATTAAATGAACCACCCGAACCGTCATATGTATATGTGTGTGTGTATTGTTGTAACATTATTTACCTTTTACTTTCTTTATAGATTTTCCGGCTTCGCTAAGTGCAATGGCAATAGCTTGCTTGCGCGATTTAACTATTCTTGCTTTCTTTGGTCCTTTTGGGTCTACTCCACTATGCAGTGTGCCAGCTTTATATTCCTTCATTACCTTAGAAATCTTTTTTTGTGCTGCAGTTTTCTTTTTAGTTGCCATATATTTTACGCTCCTCACTTGCTTTTATTGCTAAAAACTCTTCTTCAGTATAAACAAAAGACTGTTCTTCGCATAGATGTTCTTCTGAACTAGTCCAAGCTTGGCACTCAATGCAACGATATAGTGGTCCATCTATTGTATAAAGTGAGAACTTTGGCACTATTTCTTTTTGCCCTTCATTTTCTTTTCGGCTTTTTTGTAAGCTTTGCCGACTGGACTATCGGTTATGGCAATCATTATACCAAATGCTGGCTTACCTTTTCCTTTACCTTTTTTAGCTTTCATTTTGATTTCTCCTTAGCTTGCTGTAATTTCTTTTTAGCTATTGTTGCTTTTTTAGCAGCTTTTTCTAATTCTTTTTTAGCGGCTTTAACTGCTGGAGTTTCAATCTTCTTAGCCTTTTTACCAGGCTTTAATTTAGGAACTGGATACTTCTTTATCTTCATTTTTCTTTTTCCTAGTTTTAGTTAAGTGCCACTCAATATGGTCATCTAGTTTTTCAGCTATCTTGTCTATTTTGCCGGCAAGAACACCATGCTGTTCAGAACTTTCTCTTCTAAATTGCTGAACTAGCACCACCAGAGGACCACCAATAACAGCGACAAGTATAGGAACGACCCAATCAGCCATGTCAAATTAACTCTTTTCTTGCTGGTACTTTAGTTATTTTACCTTGTTTAAAGGCATCGGACTCTTCGTAAGATTTTTGTACCTCACGAACAGTTGTATTATTCCAGGAAGATTGTCCAATTTCAGCGCCTCTAAAGCCAAATCTGATTCCTTTGACGTGACATGCGAAACAAATTTCGCGTTTTACATCATTTTCTGTCTTTAATTCCTTCGAACAGTTGGTGCATTGCATAAAACTTCCTATCTAGTAGGTAAAACCATTACATCTTATCATTATAGTAATTAAATTCTCCGATAAAGTAACGGTCTCTTTCTTTTTGAGTCTTTTTTACCGTCTTAGCAAAGAAGTTTAAGGTGCCAAATGGAGCATCTGTCTTGGGCGTGTATTCTGGCAACCAGACATATTTTAACATTTGATTGGCGATAGCTAGACTCATGACTCGGTCGTCATGGGGTGAGCCATGAGTTGAACCGTTATCATCACGGACAAAGGTTTTAAGTTCAGCTATTGTAAACTCACAGCGGATGTCTAGTACACCATCTCTAATATTGGCATTTAATTCGTCTACAGCCAAGGGTTTTGTTAGGGTTGTTGTGCGCCAACCCAATGTTTCTGTGGCTTCTGCGTGTCTTTGGTTTAATCTACGCTGACGATATAAATTATGATAATTATTTTTATTTAAAGCAGTTAAGGTTGTTAAACCGTGGTTATTAGACTCAACACCAATTAAAGCTTCATTATAAAAGAATCCTAAAGAATAAAGGACTTCTTCTCCAAACTTGTCTGGGTCTACGTGCCCATGCCAATGGGCTACTACAAGACCAGACTTAGCATCAATAACATGAGCGGAAGAATAGTCACCCCTTGCCAATCCTTCGGCAACGTCTGCCCCAATAACGTATCTAGCTCCGGCCTGTGGGACTTGCCATACGGATAATGGCCCACCGTTGGGGTCAAACATAAAAGAGTTTCGAACATCAGATAATTTTTTATTGTAACCTTTTTTAGGACTTGTAGTTTGAAATTTATGTAGAGAATCAATATCAAATACTGGTCTACCTGAGCGGATGAATGCTTCTTCAGGATTTGATGGATACTCTTGGTGTAGCTGCCATACTGGAAGTTCTGCAGCCTGGGCATCATACCAAGCTTGGTCACGCTCTGATGCTGACCATGGAAAGAATATTCCTTTAAATCT